CCTCCAAAGAATAGATCACAAAAAAACGAAAAGTATGCAGGTGCTTATGTCAAGGAACCGAAGCCAGGAAAGTATGATTGGGTTGTTAGTTTTGACCTTAACAGTCTGTACCCTCACCTTATCATGCAGTACAACATCTCCCCAGAAACCCTTGCAGAGAGAAGACACCCCACTGCCACAGTTGAAGGACTGCTCAGTCAGCGAGTTCGGATCGATGGAGATTTTGCAGTGTGTGCCAACGGAGCACAATACCGCAAAGACATCCACGGCTTCCTCCCTCAAATGATGCAACGCATCTATGATGAGAGGACGATATATAAAAAGAAAATGCTCAAGGCAAAGCAGGAGTATGAAAGAAAACCAACCGACCAACTTAAGCGAGACATTGCTAAGTTTAATAACGTCCAGATGGCAAGAAAGATCCAACTTAACTCTGCCTACGGTGCTATCGGTAACCAATACTTCAGGTACTACAATCTTGCGAACGCTGAAGCAATCACACTCAGTGGACAAGTCGCAATCAGATGGATCGAAAACAAAGTAAACAATTATTTAAACAAAGTATTACAAACAGAGGAGACAGATTATGTTATTGCAAGTGACACTGATAGTATTTACCTTAATCTTGGTCCTTTGGTTGACCGTGTATACGAGGGCAGAGAGATAACTAATGAGATCGTTGTTGGGTTCCTTAACAAGGTGTGTGAAACTGAATTTGAACCTTTTATTGAGGGTTCTTACCAAGCGTTGGCCGATTACGTAAATGCTTATGATCAGAAGATGTTCATGAAGAGAGAGAACATTGCTGAACGTGGTATCTGGACTGCTAAGAAAAGATACATTCTGAATGTATGGGATAGTGAGGGTGTTCGATATGAAGAACCCAAACTTAAGATGATGGGTATAGAGGCAGTGAAGTCATCTACTCCTGCTCCATGTAGGAAGATGATTAAAGATGTTCTTAAACTTATGATGACTGGAACTGAAGAGGATGTGATTAAATTTATTGATGATGCTAGAAAGGAATTCAAGTCTCTCCCTCCTGAGGAAATTGCTTTTCCTAGAACAGTATCTGATGTTAAAAAGTATAAAGCAGCATCTACAATATATGCTAAGGGAACTCCTATTCATGCAAGGGGTGCATTACTTTTTAATCATTACATAAAGCAGAAGAAGTTAACTAATAAATATTCACTCATCCAAAATGGTGAGAAGATTAAGTTCTGTTATTTAAAGAAACCTAATATTATTCATGAGAATATTATCTCTTTTATTCAGGACTTTCCAAGAGAACTTGGACTTGACAAGTATGTCGATTATGACCTACAATTTGACAAGTCATTCTTAGAACCACTCAAGATTATTCTTGATGCCATTGGATGGAATGTAGAGAAAACTGTTAATTTGGAATTATTCTTTGGTTGATATGGATTTTTTAAAAGACATTGTAAAAGAAATAGGTAATGAATATACTCAACTGGCATCAGATATTGATGAAACTGAAGAATTTGTGGATACAGGTTCGTACATCTTTAATGGATTGGTTTCAGGTTCTATATTTGGTGGCGTATCTGGGAACAAGATTACTGCTATTGCTGGTGAGTCTAGCACTGGAAAAACTTTTTTCAGTCTCGCTGTCGTTAAGAACTTCCTTGATAGTAATCCTGACGGTTACTGCTTATATTTTGACACTGAAGCCGCTGTTAATAAGTCTCTTCTCGCAGATAGGGGAATTGACTTAAATAGGTTAGTTGTAGTAAATGTAGTCACGATAGAAGAGTTTAGAGTGAAGGCCCTAAAGGCAGTTGATAAATATATCAAAATGCCCATAGAGGATCGCAAACCCTGTATGTTTGTGTTAGACTCATTGGGAATGCTTTCCACCGAGAAAGAGATTAGGGACGCACTTGATGATAAGCAAGTACGTGATATGACTAAATCTCAATTAGTGAAGGGAGCATTTAGAATGTTAACTCTCAAACTCGGACAAGCAAATGTACCTCTCATTGTCACAAATCATACGTACGATGTCATCGGAGCTTACGTACCAACGAAGGAAATGGGGGGAGGCAGTGGACTCAAATATGCAGCGAGTACAATCATATATCTCAGCAAGAAAAAGGAGAAAGATGGAAAAGAAGTCATCGGAAACATTATCAAAGCTAAGACGCACAAATCTCGTTTAAGTAAAGAAAATAAAACTGTTGAGATACGTCTTTATTATGATGAGCGTGGTTTAGATAAGTATTATGGTCTCCTAGAATTAGGAGAGATTGGAGGACTGTGGAAGAATGTTGCTGGTAGATATGAAATGAATGGGAAGAAGATATATGCTAAACAGATCCTTGCTAATCCTGAAGAGTATTTTACTCCAGAGGTAATGCAAGCTTTAGATGAAACTGCACAGAGGGAATTTAGTTATGGCAACTAGTCAAGTATTCCCTCTGTTTCCTACAGCAGTGGGAGTTTATAATTTTGGAAGGGAATATCATAAGATAAATGAATCTTTAGTTGAAGATGTGTTTGCTGAACAAAAGAGAGATCCTCAAGGTCATACACGTAGTAATTTGGGTGGATGGCATGGTAGGATGAAAATGGAAGAAAGATATGATAGTTTTAAAACACTTAGAGACCAGATTGAAGATTGTGTAAATGATTATTGTATGCAAACAGGTCATACAGATGGACTGGAGATAGAAAGATTATGGGCTAATATTAATAAGAAAGGTGATATGAATATGGGACATCATCATGGGATGTCTGCTTGTACTGGAGTTTATTATCCTATCAATGAGATAGTAGACAAGAAACACATATACGAGTATTGTGATGAGGTAAGTCTTTTACCTGGTAGTTGGGATGGAAAAAATGGTGGATCATTATGTTTACAAGATCCTGCTTATGGACAAAATATACAATTAAAATTTAAACAATCATTAGGTAATCCAAGTCCATATACTCTAGAATTTTTCCATTTCTATCCAGTGGCTGGAGTATTAATTGTAATGCCCTCTTATCTTATTCATCATGTTACTCCTTTTAAGGATGACAAAACAAGGATAAGCATATCTTTTGTATGTAAATATGGAACAGATTGAGTTTCTTATATTAAAGAACCTTCTTCATAATGAAAAATATCTCAGAAAAGCTCTGCCTTTTATAAAAGCAGAGTATTTTCAGGATTCTAATCAGAAGATTGTTTTTGAGGAGATTTCTAGTTTTGTAGAGCAGTATAATGAACTACCTACAAAAGAAATTCTTACTATTGAAATAGAAAAGAGAAGTGATATTAATGAGGAATCATTTAAGGCAGTCACTCATTTGATTGGATGTCTAGATGACAGTCCAGTAGAGTTTGAATGGTTGGTTGATACCACAGAGAAATGGTGTAGAGACAGAGCTATATACTTAGCGTTGCTCGATTCCATTGCTATTGCTGATGGTAAGGATGAGAAGAAGAATCCTGAAGCTATTCCTTCCATCTTATCTGATGCTTTAGCAGTTTCTTTTGATAATCACATAGGTCACGATTATCTACAAGACTATGAAGAAAGATTCAAGTTCTATCATCAAAAAGAAAGTAGAATTCAATTCGACCTTGAATACTTTAATAAGATTACGAAAGGAGGTCTACCAAATAAGACTCTCAATATCGCTCTTGCAGGTACTGGTGTTGGTAAATCTCTTTTTATGTGTCATCTTGCTTCTTCTGTACTTTTAGAAGGTAAGAATGTTTTATACATTACTCTTGAAATGGCAGAGGAAAAGATTGCTGAAAGAATAGATGCTAATCTTTTAAATGTTAATATTCAAGATATAACTGATCTACCTAAACCAATGTTTGAGAGTAAGGTTAGTAATATTGCTAAAAAGACTCAAGGAACGTTAATTATAAAAGAGTATCCTACTGCATCTGCTCATTCAGGTCATTTTAAATCATTGCTACAAGAGTTGGCATTGAAAAAATCATTTAAACCTGATATAATATTCATAGATTATCTTAACATCTGTGCTAGTTCACGATATCGTCAAAACTCCTCTGTCAATTCCTATTCGTTCATCAAGGCGATTGCGGAAGAACTTAGGGGGTTGGCTGTCGAAAGTAACTTACCAATTGTTAGTGCTACTCAAACTACTCGTTCTGGTTACGGTTCTAGTGATGTTGACCTTACTGACACGTCAGAGTCTTTCGGACTCCCTGCTACTGCTGACCTTATGTTCGCTCTCATATCTACTGAGGAGTTGGAAGCGTTAAATCAAATAATGGTAAAACAATTAAAGAATCGTTATAATGATCCTACTTTGTTTAAGAGGTTTGTTGTTGGTATAGATCGTGCTAAGATGAGATTGTATGATGTTGAGCAAAAAGCACAAGAAGATATACTTGACAGTGGGCAAGAAGAGGAGTATAATAATGAAGAGAATAAACCTAAAAAATCTTTTGCTGAGTTTAAATTCTAATGCCTAAAGAAAAAGTATATGTTCCAGTAGTGGAACCAAAAACAACTTCCTGCGTAGAGTATATTGAACTAGGTAGGACTGTAACTCCACAACCAGTATTCAAAAAGGATACTATTCGTGTTAGATTATTACAAAGAAGTTTGGGTAATCCAGCAGAAACCTTTGATACAGAAAAGCATTGGGAATATGATGTTCCATGGCCAGTAGAAGAAGTTAAGACTGAAGAAGTAGTTGTAGAAAAGCAACCAGTAAAGGAAGAAGAGACTCTATTGCAGAAAATTACTCCTTTTAAACGCACTAAATAGGATTAGGAATTCTATTAAAATTATGGCATTTAAAGGTACAGCAAGTAAATCTGCTAGTGGAGCATCGATGTCCAAGT